TCACCGACGCTGCCGGCGATCGGCATCCACTTGTTCACCAGCAGGCTTCCGGAGTACTGCGGGTTGCCGCTGGACACCACCGCCTCGTCGGCGCGCACGGTGAACGTGACCGGCGTGCGAGTGCGGGCGATCGTCCACATGATCTCGTCCAGCTCCCCGGAGGTGTGGGAGTTCTTGAACGTGATACCCACATTGCCGGACTCCAGCCCGCCGAGCACCTCCTTGGCGCCACCGGACCCGTAGGTGGTGGTGTCCTTCTCCTCGAAGTCGTCGGTCAGCTCGACCTTCGCGCACCACTCGGTCAGGTCGTTGCTGTCGATGACAAGCACCGCATCGAGCAGCACCTTCTTAGCCATGATTGTCCTCTTTCTACTCGATGCCGATCGCGACGACGAACAGGAAACTGGGGTCGGTGCCGCTGATCGTCCAGCCGACCCGCCACCAGTCGTCATCGGCGATCGCCGCACCGTCGGTGCGCAGGATCTGACCACCCGGCTCCGTGGCCGCGTCGAAGCTGAGCCGGGTCTGCGGGTTGTCGGTGAACGCTTCGGCCTCGTCCGATTGCACGGTGACCGTGATGGTTGGCGTGGACGTGCCCGCCACCGACAGCACGTGCAGGCTGGCGTACATCCGCTGGCCGGCGCCGACCTCGCCGACCTGCAGCGCGGTGCCGGTGCCGGTGGACGTGCGCGGCACCCCGGACGGGTGGGCGAACGTCCCACGCACCAGCGGCCACGTGCCGGTGGCCTTGGCCGTCCAGGGTGCTACGTCGCCGACCGAGCCGAACAGCTGGATCGAGGTCCGTAGCGCCTTGGTCAGGTAGGCCAGGCCGCCGGCGGCGGTGTCCGACGCGCTCTCGGCCGCTGCGGTCCACGCCCCCAGCACCCGCCGGTCCGCCCACGCCTGGTCGTCGATCTGCCCCGGGTCGCCGGCCTCCCACTGGCCTTCGGCGTCGATCGCTACCGTCTCGATGCCGCCGAGCACTTCCTTGGCGCCACCCGAGCGGTAGTTCGTGGTGTCCTTGACCTCGAACTCAGACCCGACCTCGATCTTGTTGGCGTTGCCGGACAGGTCGGCGGCACCGACGAACAGCCTCGCGTCGAGCAGGACCAGCTTGCCCATTACTCCACCACCCTGACCTGTATGTCGACGCCGTAGTACTGGCCGCCGGCGTGCTCGTAGTAGCGCGGCCGCTCGACCCGGCGGACCCACAGGTCGTCGGCGAGCCCACCGAGCGCCGGCTGGCCGGGCCCGCCACGCGCCGACTCGATCGCGTCCTTGACGCTGGCGGCGGTGCCGGTGGACAGATAGGCCCGCAGCAGCGCCTGGCCGGTCCGGTCGTCCTGCCGGCCGACCAGCAGGCGGCAGGTGATCTGCAGCTCGGCGGTGCGGCCGAACGTCTTGTCGTAGTCGATCTCCGGCTCGGCCACGAAGAAGTGCGGTTCGGTGACCGCGTCCGGCACCCACGACGTGGCGGTCAGCGGCTTGCCGCCCGTCGGGGTGCCGGCGGTCTTGGCCGCCGCCGCGATCGCCACGCAGATCCCGTCCAGGTCCATCAGGCAGCCATCCTCAGCCGAACCCGGGCAGTACCAGCGACTCGACCAGCTTGGCCACGTCCGGGTCCAGGCGGGACACACGGACCATGCCCCACTCCGACGACCCGAGCACACCCTCCGGGGAGTCCTTGCGCTTGTACAGCCGGATCGCCTGGATCAGCGCGGCCTCTCGCACCACCTGCGGCACCTCCGGCCAGCCCCAGCGGGCGGTGACGCGTACCCGGTCGTGGGCCGACCAGCGCGAGCCGTACAGCAGGCTGGTCACCGGCTCACCTTTGGCGAGCGCGTCGGTCGGCTCCGCCTCCACGGTCACCTCGGTCCAGCCGGCGGCGGTCGACCCGACCTCGGCCACCAGTCCGGTGGCCGAGCCGATGTCGTCGACCAGCAGCCGGTCACCCTGCCGGTCCCGCACCGACCGGCCGCGCGGGTTGACGATTCGCGCGGTCGCCGTGGTCTCCAGGTAGAAGCGTCGCCCGCAGTGCCGGTCTATGCTCCGGCTGGCCGACAGGATCTTCTCGGTGACGAACGAATCCCGCCCGGTCGGCTCGTTCAGCGACTCCTTGACCAGCTCCAGCGTGGTGTAGACCGCCGGCCCGCCCGAGGTGGGGGTGGCGGAGACGAACACCTTCTGGTGCTCGACCCCGGCGCCGGTGCCGGTGACCTCCCAGGACAGCAGCCACCAGCCGGCCTGGTCGTAGGTGACCGTGGCGGTCCAGGTGGCGCCGGAGTCGGCCGTGCTGGCGCTGGGTTCGGTCTCTGTGCCGTCCGGCGCGGACACGGTCAGCGCGGCCGCGGTGGTGCCGTCGAACGGAGAGACAGTCAGCGTAGCGGTAGCGGCGTCGCCCAGGTCCGGCATCGTCCCTCCTCAGCTCGCGGTCAGGGTGGCGGTAGCGGTCGCGGCGGCCAGTGCGGCTGTCGGCGCGGACGCGCCCAGGTCAGTGGCGGCCTGCGAGGCGGACAGCAGCCCCGCCGCCGGCAGCCCGGTGTCGCCCGTCAGGGTCCCGGTGGCGGCCACCGTCACCGTGGCAGCCCGCACGGCGGTGGCGGCCGGAGCCAGCGCACCCGCACCGGCGACCGCGCTGGTAGCGACCGCCACGCGGACACCGTCCGCGGACAGCTGGCCAGCGGCGGCCAGGGTGGTGGTCGAGCTTCGCGTGACCGCCGCGGCGGCTGACAGACCACCCGCGCCGGCCAGCGTCACCGACGCGTCGCTACCGCCCTCGCCCAACGCCGTCAGCGCGCCGCCGCCGGACAGGGTTGCAGCGCCGGCCAGGTCGCGGCTGCCCGAGCCCGCCAGGGCCGCGGCGGCGGCCGTAGCTGCGGTCGCGGTCAGCTCACGCAGGCCCGCCGCGGTCAGCGTGCCACTAGCCGCCGTGCTGGCGGTCGCGGACCGGCCGCGGGACCCAGCGGCGGTCGCCTGGCCGGTTGCCACCGCGGTGGCAGCGGCCTGCAGGTCGGCGGTGGCCGCGTTGCTGGTGGCGCCGGTACCCGCGGCGGTTGCGGTCGCCGTCAAGTCACGGCTACCGGCCGCGGTGGCCGCCCCGGACGCGGCGACGGTGACCGTGGCGTCGTGCACGGTTCCACCGGCGTCGAAGCTGAAGCCGGGCGGATCATCCCCGTTGACCACGGTGGAGCCGACCAGGGTGGTCTGATCCGCACCACCGGCGGTCTGGTCATCGATCGGGTCGGTGGTCGCCGCCTGGTTGAAGCGCCATGCGTCGATCGGCCCGGCGGTCAGCCAGTCAACGAAACTGTCCCGGAGCGCCTCCACCGCGGTGTCGTTTAGGACCGAGTCGAAGACGGCGATCGCGGCGATGCGGCCCCGGAAAACCAGGTCACCGTCGTTGTTGGCCCGGGTCGACGCGAACGTACAGGTGTTGTCGTCGTTGTCGACCGTGCCGGCGGAGTCCTGGTGGGTCCACGTGTCCGATGACAGCACGCACTTGTGGTAGCGGACCGCCTTGGCCGGCCCGGGCGGCCCGGCGGCCTTCGTCCAGGCGACCAGAACCCACCCGTCCCCGTCGTCCCAGTCCGGCCCATCCCCGGGGGAGTCGAACGAGCCGCGCAGGTAGTTCATCGCCCCGGCATCGGTGTGCCGGAACAGCGCCCGCGAATTGCCGGCGTTGGACAGGTCGAACAGGGCACCGGTGTCCCCGAGGGTGACGATCTTCGCCACCCCGACGACCGTGAAGGCACCTTGCGCTACGGTGGCCAGCCCGGCCGAGCCGATCGCCCACTGGACGTACTGGTTCTGGGCGAACTCGCGGACCGCCATCAGGCTATGCCGCCAGGGTGCCCATCGTCGCCGTGACGGTCAGGTTCAGCGTGTCGTCGTCCTCGACATCCTTGCTGGACCCGAGCGCCCCGGACTGCAAGAAGTTCCCGTCCGTCTCCGCATCGAACACCGAGCAGTGGGAGATGGTCTCCGACCCGGCGTCCCAGTCCGCCCACGACACCTGAGTGGCCACCATCGACCCGGCCGACGGGGCGCCGAAGCTCAGCTGTTTGCGGGCGGTCTCCGCGCTCGCGTTTGCCGTGCCGTTGGCGCCGGGGTCGCCGGTGTGCACCTGAACCCACGGCACCACGGCCGTGTAGTTGGTCGCCCGGAACACGTTCAGCAGCCCGTGCGCGTGAGCGGTGGCCAGTCCGACGGTCATCGCCGACCTCCCTTGATCACTTCCGCCTCAGCGGTGACGGTCAGGTGCGCCGCGAGCGGACGCCCGCGGGTCGCGGCCGGGTGCCGGTCAAAGTCGGCCGGCGTGTCCAGGTCGTCGGTCGCGTCGTCGATCTCCCCGAACCAGGTCGGATTCACCATGTGCTGGTTCAGTGGGGTCCGCTGGACCGACCGCAGCACCTCCCACGCGGTGAACCGCCGGGAGTGTCCGTACGCGAACGCCAGCGCCACCTGCTGCAGGTGTTCATCCAGCATCGCGTGATGCCGCGGCAGCCACGACGACCCGAACACCTCACCCCACGGGGAGCCGGTGACCGCCGACGGGCCGGCCCGGCCGAACAGCCTCCAAAGCGGACCGTCGTAGCCGAGGATGGTGGCGATAGCATCGTCGGTGAAGTAGACGTCGCCGAGCAGCAGCACCGTGCGGCCATCGCGGCACCACAGGTGCCGGCTGGAGACGTACTCGTTGGGCGCCGGCCTGGTCACCACGTGCAGGCTCGTACCCGGGATCAGGTAGCGCTCAGGCTCCGGCGCCGTGACGTGGATGTCCACCGGGTAGGCCAGCAGCTGCCGGACCGTGCGGTGCAGCAGCGGCTCACCGTCCATCGGCGCCAGATGCCGCGGCACCCCCAGGTAGTTGCCCCACTTCCCGGGCCCCCCCGCGCAGGCGATGATTACCCGGGTCATGACAGGCCCCCGTTCCGCAACGCACGGACCCTGGCCGCGTCCTGCGCCAGTCCGTCGGCCAGCCACTGCTCGTAGGCGGCCTTGTCCTCCCGGCACCGCTGCGGCGAGTTCGCCGCCCGGTAGACCGCGTCCACCTTGGCCTTGCCGGCCGCGTAGTGGGCGTGCTCCACCACCACCCCCGGCAGATACCGCAGGCACCCCGTCGCCGCGCCCAGGGCCATGATCGACGTGTCGGCGTACAGGTGCTGCACCGGCGCCGGGACCATCCGGCCCAGCTCGCGGACGATGCTGGCCGACATCGCCCACTGGGTGGCCAACTTCTCGCCACGGTGAAGGTCGTCACCGTAGACGATGCCACCGCCCAGGTCTGCCAGCTCATCCACGTACGACCGAGCCCAGCCGTACGTGCGCGGGAAGTGGTCGTCGCCCAGGCTGGCCAACGCTACCGGCGGCTCGCCGTTGGCCGGGTCCAGCACCCACGCCGCCGCGTAGTCCGACGCCGGCGCCAGCTGCCGAGGCCGACCCACCAGCAGCTCGGCCCGGCTGGCGCACACCTGCCGGTAAAGCTCCAGCTGGGGGTCGTCCTCGTCGACGTACGCCACCACCCGGACCGTCGTACCCGCCAGCCCGACCGCCGCGTCGCACATCGCGGCGAACTGGGCCGGGCGGCCGCGCGTCGGGGTGATCACCACCAGGCTCACAGGACCTCCCGCGCGATCTGCTCCAGCCGGTGCCGCCACAGGTGCCGGTCCCGGACCACCGCCATGCCGGCCTGCCGCAGGCCGTCCCGCTCCCGCTTGGTCATCGCGTCCAGCCGGTCACCCAGCGGGCCGAACAGGGTTCGGTCGAAACGGACCATCGTGGTGTCGTCGAAGCCCTGCTCGGCCATTCCGGCGGTCTTCGGGTGCGCCAGCACCCCGCCACGGGCCAACGTGCGCACTACGCGGTCAGACCAGTAGTGCGACGCCGGCGCCGAATCCCCCAGCACACACCAGGCGTACGACACCATCCCCGCCAGCTCGGCGCCGTACACTGCGGTCTCCGGCGGCTCGCCGTACGCGGCGAACCGCTCACCCCAGCGATACCGCGCCCACGCCACCATGTGAGCCCGATGCGGCCCGTGAACGGCCATCGTACGGCCAGCGAACACGTACCGCGCCGTCCCGGCCGGCTTCACCCGGCCCAGCCGCGCCGCGGCCGTCGCCGGGGGGCACCAGCCGTGAGTCACGCCCCGGGTGTGCCACGGCCGCGGCCCGCCGTCCGCGGTGAACACCCGCTGGCAGGACCACCACGGGTCCTTGCCGATCCTGTGCTCCCGGCCCGGCACACCCCAGTACAGGTCCAGGTGCAGCCCCACCGTGGCCGTGCCGGCGTCCTCCACCCGGCGCAGCATCGCCGCCGCGTCCCCGTCCGGGTCGTGGCGGTGCGTGCGCGCCCAGATCAGCAGATCGGCGCCCTTGGCCGCCCGCACCAGGTCATCCACCGGCGCGCTCTTCACCGGCTGGAAGTCCACCCGCCAGCCGAGCGCGGCAGCCTCAGTGACCAGGTCGTCATGCCAGCAGTCCCGGCCGTAATCCGGCGCACCCAGCAGCAGCAGCCGCACCTCAGGTGACGTCGTTCCCACCGCTACTCACAACCCGCGGCGGCGTGTAGTCCTCCTCCGCCACCCACCACTGCTTGTGGTGGGTGGTCTTCACGCCGGTATGCACGAACAGCGGGATGCCCATCTGCAGCAGCCGGGCGCAGAACGACAGATCCTCGGAGATCGGCACGCCGTCCTCATAGCGCACCTTGTCGAACCAGGCATCGCCGACCTCCGCACGCATCTTCTCCACGACCGTGCGGTGGATCAGCAGGCACGCCGCGCCGGTCCCGGCCACCTGCAGCACTGTGTTCGCCGGATAGTCGTAGCGGCTGGTGAACCCACAGATGCCCTCCGGGGTCTTCGCCGGCACGTACAGCGTCGGGACCGGCATCATCCGGCGGCCGCCGTACCCGTCGTAGGCCATCTCCCGCAGCCCGAAGCACAGCGCCCCGACCACCGGCCGCTCAGCCACGTCGGCCGCGTCGACCAGCCGGTCCACGGTGTCCGGCAGGAAGCCCATGTCGGTGTCGACGAACCACAGCCACTCGTGGTCGGTCTCGTCCAGGAACCGCTGACAGCCGGCGTTGCGCGCCTGCACCAGCCCGTTCGCGTCCGCGGAGATCATGAACGGGCCAGCGGTGGACACGATCCGGCCATGGTTGGCCGCGTCGTAGCCGACCAGCCGCATCATCGACTCATGCCACGAATGGCTGACCATGTGCGGATGCAGGTACGCGATCTGAACCCGCCCGTTCGCCTCACTCACCGGGATCCAGATCCTCGACGCCGGTCGACTCCACCTCCGGCTCGGCCACCTTCCGCGCGCGGCCGGGACCGCGGCGGGTCTGCCGCACCTCTCCGGGTGCCCTGGTGGCACGCTCCACCACCGGCGCGGCCTTGCGGCCTGCCGACAGGGACGCGCCCGGAGGCTCGTCGGTGAACATGTGCGGGCGTTCCTTGACCAGCGGGTGGTCGTCGTCGGCCGACTGGCCCTTACGCAGCAGCGTGGTACCGCCGGACCAGCGCACCGCGCCGGCAATCTTGCTGTACTTCATTGCGCTCTCCTCTCAGGCGGGAGGTGGATCGCGTGGCGGGCGCGGCCTGAGCGCGCCCGCCACGCGAGATCGTTACGCGGACCTGTTGACCAGCAGCCGGAACCCGGCCGGGTTGACGACATCGCCACCGACCCGCGCCCAGGCAAACCAGCCGCGCTGACCTGTGGGCCGATTATTCGAGCCCATCAGCATCGGGATGAACTCCACCATCATCCCGGCCCGCTGAGCGACCACATACCCGCGGAAGTCACCGACCACCAGCAGCGGCTCCGTGCCGGTGGCGGCGGGCAGATCCTCCATGTAGTCGTTCATCGGGTACTGGCGGCCGAACATCCGCGGGATGGCTTCCTGCGTGATGTCCACGGTGAAGTTCGGGTCCACCGTGCCGAGCTGCCGGATCGTGTTCTGGATGTCCGTGCTGGACATCCAGGCACAGTTTGCGGCCCGGCGGAACCGCTGCGGCAGCGCCGCCCACAGCCCGTAGATGTCCCCGGCGGCGATCGCGCCGTCGCCCGCCGTCTCGATCTCGATCGAGGTGGTCGCGTCCAGCTTCGCCACCAGACCGTCCGGGTCGTTGGTCGCCGTGCCCGTGGTCAGCTTGTTCGCCAGCAGCTCCGAATAACCCTCGGCGAGCAGGTCGGACATGGACTCGGCGAACCCGGGCCAGTCCATGCCGATCTCGATCGAGAAGGGAATGAAGCCGTCGGCCCGGTGGGTGGGTACCTCCGGCTGCGCGATCGTCGGCGCGTTGTCGGTCGACTCCGCCGCCTCCGCGTCGAACTTCCACGTCACGCCGGCGCTGGAGATGCCCTTCCATGTGTCGTTGGTGATCGTCTCCACCCGCGCCAGCCGCAGCAGGTCGTTCTCGCTGCCCTGCGCGGTCATGATGATGGTCGGGTCGATCAGCACCGGCACCGCGAACCCGCCCGCGGTCGTGGTCAGCGACGCGGCCCGGTTCAGGTGCCGCACCTCCTCGATCGCCCGCGCCTCATCCTGCGTGAACGCCTGGCTGTTGCTGGCGTACTTCTGGAACGCCGACCGGTACGCCGGCCGCTGCGTGGCCACGAGCAGCCGCGCCAGCACGTCACCGTCCAGGTTGGCGTTGCGGGTGCGCATCAGCTTGTCCAGGTGATCCCGCTGCTCCGCCCGCAGATGCCCGCCGATCTCCTTGTCGTCGGCCACGCTGCGAGCCCGGGCCAGCGCCTGGGTCTCCGGCATGGTGCGCACGTCCGCGTCGAACGGGTCGTCCTTGCGCCCGCCCACCTGGACACTGGACCACTTCGCCCGGGAGTCCGCCAGCCGCTGCGCCCGCTCCGCCTTGCGCACCGCGGTGCCCAGGTCCCGGGCCTCGGCGTCCAGCTGGTCCCACGTGGCCCGCTGCTCGTCGTCGAGGTCGCCGTCGCCGGCCTCGTCGTGCACGGCGCGCATCTCGGCCTCGATCTCCTCCAGCCGGGCGCGCGCCTCCTCGATGGTCCGGTCGGCGTCGCCGACCCGGACCGTGATGGTCGCCATGGTCTATCTCCTGCCCACATCGATGAGTTGCAGCCGGCGCGCTCGCGCGGCTGCGCTGACTCCGTCGACGTGGCGGGCCGGATCACCGGCGGCCAGGGTCTCCGGCTCGGGCTTCCCCACTGGCGGCGCGGGCGCATCCTCTGCGCGGCGCAGGCCGTGGTAGGCCCGGAAGGCTTCAAACGATCTTACCAACTCGTCGTACCTGCCCTGGTCGCGCTCAGCGACCGCGCTCACGAGCCAGTCGATGCCCGACCGCAGGCTTGCCGTGGCGTCCGGGTTGGCCGGCCAGGTCACCGGACCAGCCTCGAACAGGTTCACGGCCGTGATGGTCCGCTCCGGCAGGCCCTCAGGATTCTGCTCTGACTTCTCCGGCTCGTGGCTCCACTTCTCCGCCGTCACCTCGAACATGAACGAGGACCCGTAGGCGCCGGCGCGTAGCCCCGGCTCGAGGTCCCGGTTGTAGCTCGTGTCCAGTAGGCCGGCCTCAAGGTGCGGCGACTCGTCGCGCTCCTCCAGTACCTCCGGGACGCCGAGAACCTTGTCGCCGATGTGGAAGTCGAAGCCGTGATTGAACAGGACCTTGACCCTGTCGCCGTGCCGCTTGATGGTGCTACGGAACGCGCCCCGGTTGATCTTCTCCAGGAACCGGCCCTCCCAGAACGAGTCGATCTCATACCAGGTGTCGAACCGGGAGAAGTCGACAACCAGCGTCCCCAGCCGCCCGTCATCCGGCGCCGGGTCTTCGCCGTCGGCCCGGGCCGGTCGGGTGGAGATGGCAGGCTTGCCGGAGCCACCGCGGATCACATACAGGCCACGCATCGAGCGCATCACTGGTCGCCCCCTTCGGCGTCGTTCTCGCCGTCGTCCGGCGACCCGGCCGGCTCCGGCGCCGCACCCGGCACCGCGTTGGGCTCGGCGCCCCACTCCACCGGCGGCATGTCTTCCTTGTCCCGCACTTCGTTGACGACCTTGAACCGCTTGTCCAGCGCGATCGCGTGCGCCTGGTACCGGCGCAGCATGTCCATCTCCAGCAGCGCGTCACGGTTGAACCGGGCATACTGCGGCCTCGGCAGGAACTCCGAGAGCAGCCGCTCCAGCCGCCGCAGCCACCGGTTCAGCGAGTACTTCAGGACGTGCAGGTCCCGGTCCACCACGTTCGCGTATGTCAGCGTGGAGCCCTGCCCGCCGTAGCCCAGGATCTCGGCGATACCCGGCCCGAAGATCCGCGCGCACTCCGCCGCGGAGAACCCCTGGGTCTCCAGGAACTGGGACTCCTCCGGGTTGAGCTGCAGCTGCTGCCACTCCCAGCCCTTACCCAGCACCACCGGCTCGCGGGTGCCACGCAGCGCCGCCAGGAAGCGGTCCTTGACCGTGTCGGCCTGCTCCTTCTTCAGCTCCACCTCGGTGTTGCGCAGCACGCCGCTGGGGTGGGCTCCATCCTGGAACCACTGCAGGCCGAACCGGGTAGCGGTCAGCGACAGGCCGATCGTCCACGCGTGGTAGGCCACCGGCGACAGACCCAGCACCCAACCCGGCACCGGGTTGACCCGGCGGTGCAGCATCCGGGGCACCTCCCGGCCCTGCACGAACCACTTAACCACGCCGTCTTCGATCTGCCCGTTCACTCGGTCCGGGTGGAAGATGTCCACCTGCCGCAGCACCCCACCCGGGCCCTGCTCCAGCACGTCCCCGTACAGGTTGCCCCGCAGCAGCCAGCTCACCACCACCCGGTAGCACCAGTCCGGTAGCCCCTGCTCGGACCCGTCGGGGTCCTCCAGGTGCGCCGGCGTCGGCAGCTGCTGCCGGGTCGCTCCCTTGCCCCGGTACACGTCCAGCGGCAGCTCACTGGTGACGCTGGCGATCAGGTCCACCGCCGAGCGGACCGCCACCGACTGCAAGCTGGACTCGGCCGCCGAGAGGTCGACCTGCTCGAAGCTCTGACGGAACAGGTCGGTCAGCGACGACAGCGGCGCCGGCGGGGTGAACCGCTGCTCGACCTTCGGGCGGGGCGCGCGCCAGAACAGGCTCACGGGCGCAGCCGCCGGTCAATCGCCAGCAGCAGCACCCCGGCCACCACGAACCCGGCCGGCGCCCACGCCAACCACGCCCCGAAGCTGAGCGCGGACGCACCGACTAGTCCCGGCAGGTACCGGCCGGACAGCGCCACCAGCCGCAGAGTTCGACCGGCGGCGGTGGCCAGCGCGCGCAGGGCCGGGGCCGGCGACCAGCGGCGGCCGCGGCGGCGGGCCGGACTTAGGGCCGGCCGGGACATGCCCCACACGTA